GCACCCGCCGCAGCCTCGGCCATACCTTGACCAAAGTTGCTGAAAAGATCTTTGAAATTTTCGCCTAGTTCTGATGTTTCGTTCTTCATCACATTGAGTCTTTCAATGGTAAATCGTCTTTGTAGTTCTGCTATTCTTTCCTCATTGCCTTTAGCAAGCTCAAACTGTTTATTATATTTCAATTCAAGCATAGCAAGTTCACGCTGTGTGCCGTCCTCAATCTGTTGAATATCAAACTCTCTTGTCTCAAGTGCAAAGGCGCGACGTTCTTCCTCAACCTTCTTTTGTTCTTCGAGTCTTAGTTGATCCTGTTGTGAATAAATTCGAGTGAGTTCATTTTGATAAGACAGTTCTGCAATCTGTATTTTATTTGCACTATCCTTGGCTAGTGATAAGGCAGTGTTATATCTAAGCTCAGCGAGTTGAATGCTCTTATTGACAGAGTCTTCTTGAGCTTCAATCAATAATTGTTGTATTCGTACTTCTTCGGCAAATGCTTTAAGCTGTCTCTGCTTTTCCTTTTGAGCCTCAGCCTCTCTTTGTCTTGCCATACTTTGTGCACGTTCTCGACGCGCCTTGATTGCATCTTTTCTTTTTTTCTCTATCTCCTCATTGACTTTCTCGGTTTTCTTGACTGCCAATTGTTCTGCTAAAGCTGCTTGATCAATTGCCTTGATTCTTTTCTCAAGGTCTTTGTTTTGTTGTAATAAAGCCTTTTGGTCCTCCTCGTTTTTCTTTGCTTTGACCAGGGAAAGCTTAGCTTCCTTCTCAATCTCAATCTCGGCAATCTTGACCCTGTCTTCACTTAGCTTGATTTGCTTTTGCATGATTTGCAGGCTCTTTAAGGTTTCAACATTCTCCTTGATCTTGGTTTTCAAAAATTCCGCGCTTGTTTCCTCATGGCCTATATACAACTTTTCATTATCAACTAGTTGCTTACTTACTCTTTTTTGTTCATCAAGGGTTTTACTGATTGCTTGAGTCAGTTCCTTCTCTGCCGTCGCCATGTCTTCCGTTGCCCGCTTCAAGTCTTCTCTTGCAAACCTCAAGCTATGAGCCGAAAAGCCTCCTTCTTTTTCTAACTTAGCAACTGTTTTCTTGACTCTTGCAAGATTCTGTTCAGCTTCAATCGTTTTTTGTGTTTGTTTAGTAAGCTTCTCTTGTGCAAATTGTAGCTTCTCTTTTGCCACCTGTGCTAGCAAAGTTTCTTTAGAAAACTTCTGAAGGTCCTTGGTGGCTAATACAACACCCTTCTCACTCAATGCTTCAAGTTTGCTTTGAAGGTCCGAAGCCGCTGCCGCCATAGCTGACTCGTTTTGCTCGGCTTCTAAAGCCGCACCACTGATCAACTTGAAAACCTCATATAGTGCCATACCCGCTGTGACTACTGCACCAATAGGACCAAGCAAAGCCATGAACCCACTCGCACCCGTTGTACCCAATGACTTGATCCCTGTGCTTAACTCACTAAAAGAATCTTTCAAACCGAAGACAGATTCCCCGAGTTGCCCTATACCTTCCCCAAGTTTTTCATTGGAAAAGTGCATCGAGTCAACAAGTGACTTGCTAGCTTCACCGATTGATCCAAGCCCTTCACGTATGTCTTTGGTACCTGTGAGTTCAACCTCTATTTCAACGGTTCCACCTTGGGCCATGTTACACCTCTTTCAAAGCTTGCTCGTGTTGACGTGCTATCATTTCGCTTTGATTATATTCTATTATTTCTAAGGATTCAATAATAGCACAAGTAGGATGTGGGTATATATCATCAATCTTGATAAGTCCTGACTTGATCCGTCCATAGTTTGTGACTATTGATGCGGCTCGATTCATATCGGCTATTGGGCAAGATCTTATCTTCAAGTCACTGTATGACTCACCACTATTGGGAGCGATACGATAACCAGGCATATACAACCCTTGGTCATCCTTCCTCACTTGCGACAAGGATGGAAGAAACGATCCACCACAATTGCCACGTTGACGCCTTAGTGTTGGATTGCTTTGGCACTGTTCACAGTTCCACCCTCTACCTTTGGAAAAACTTATCCATGCAGTAGAGGCAAGAGCTACTTTCCCGAGTCACCCACCAATGAAGCCCGTTGAATGTGGAGGACTAATTCAGTGATGGTGCTAATACGAAATGAATCAGGACGGATATCTTGGATCATTTCAACAGTACCCTCATGGCCGTCAATCTCCACAAGTGACTCACGTATCATTTCAATGGATACTCGTGATATATAAGCCTCATAAGAAGCCAAAGCCTCACGCTCCTCAATTGATAAACCATGATGCCAACGTGCTTTTTTATGTGCGTCAGTTGGTGCCTCTATCCATAGATAACGCCCAAGCTCCGAACGAGTAAACGCACCCGCTCGTATTTCTGCCGCTTCTCTGTCAGCAGGCCCCAAAGGCTTCAAAGTGAAACGTGTTGCATCTTTCCCAATATCCAACTTGGACAAGTCACCAGTGTTGAGGTATTCATCACGTTGCTCTTTGGTACAATCAACGGATGTATCACAAGTGACAACGACTTCAAAGGTTTGATCAGTGGATGTGAGAAAATGCAAGGCCATGCTAAAGCTCCCTATAGACCTAAAGCGATTCTAAAAGGTGAGCAACCTGCATTGCTTTCATACGTTGCACTACTGTTGACATCACCCGCGAATCGCGATTGTTTGTATGTCAGTGTTTGTCTCACGATATCGTTGCCACTCACATCATATGCACTTGGGTCATTTGCAAGTTGAGCAGCTGGGATCATGATAGCACACCCCTCGCCATCGGCTTGAGGACCTGTACCGACTAACACTTGACGGACTGTTCGATTGAAATAATCGTTGTTTACTGTGGTGCTAACAGTGGACAATGTCAAGACCAATTCAACATCGATGTCAGTAATCTCCATATCAGACATAGCGAGGATAGACTCACTATGACCCAATGGTGTGAGAGTATTGGTGACCGTCAAGGTAAAGTCTTCACAATCCAAAGTGGTACGAGCTAAGGCATCCGCGGTGGTTGCATTGCTCAATGAGGAAGGTGATGTCGAGGAGATAACCACATATGAATTGCGGAAGAATGGAGGAGCACCCGCGTTGTATGTTGGCTCGATTGGTCCTACTGCACTACTATGATCATCTTGGATCAAAGCTGATTGATATGTAAAGTCAGCCATCAAGCGACCATTATCAAGAGAGA